CGCTCCGATCCGGGCTGAAGAGCCTGAGGAGAAGCGTTCTGTGGTTGGTGAGCGTATGCAGCGCACCGAAGCGACTGAAATCCGCACGATTGACGAGCGGACTTTTGAGTTTCCTTTCAGCTCCGAGTATCCGGTTTCGCGGTATTTCGGCACTGAGGTGCTGAGCCATGACACCAAGGCTCCTAACTTCATGCGCCTGAATGATGGTGCCCCGTTCCTCTTCAACCACAATCCAGACAAAGTTCTGGGTGTTGTTGAGCGGGCTTACTTGGACGAGGACAAAAAGCGTGCTTACGCAAAGATCCGCTTTTCGCGCTCTGAATTCGCCAAACAGTATCTAGATGACGTTAAAGACGGCATCTTGCGCGGTATTTCCTTTGGCTACTCAATCGATGAGGTTGAGCAACGCGAAGAGGGTGTGCTTGCGACTAGCTGGACGCCTCACGAATTGAGCTTGGTTTCGATTCCGGCTGACCCCACAATTGGAATCGGACGTTCACTTCTTTCGGAAGAGCCTGCTATGTCTGAATCTTCACAACCTGAAGACACTACTATTACAAACGAAGCTCCTGTTGAAAAACAGGAAACTCGTTCAGCGGTCACGACCGCATCTACACCCGCTCCTGCGATGGAAGAACAAACTCCCAACCTGGAGGTGATCCGGTCGGAGGCCAAGAAGGCTGAAAAAGACCGTGTTGCCGCCATCAACGCTCTCGGTGCTCAGCACCGTATGGCAGATCTGGCACAAGAACTCATTGATGGAGACAACTCTGTTGATGAGGCTCGTGCTGCATTCCTTGAAAAACTCGGAACCCGTCAAGTGGAACAACCCATCCGTTCTGCCGATGTCACTTCCAACGATGTCGGTCTTTCACAGAAAGAAGTCAAGCGCTTCAGCTTCATTCGCGCTCTGAACTATCTGGCTAACCCCGGCGATCAATCTGCTCGTCGCGAAGCTGAGTTCGAGATCGAGGTGGGCAACGCTGCTGCTAAGCAGTACGAGCGTTCCTCCAACGGCATTGTGGTGCCGAACGAGGTGCTGCGTCGTGACTTGAACGTTGGTACTGCCACTGCTGGCGGCAACCTCGTTGACGATGTGCTGCTGTCTGGCAGCTTCATTGAGCTGCTCCGCAACCGTCTTGCTCTGGCCCAGGCCGGCATGACCACCCTGAGCGGAATCAACGGCAACATCTCGATCCCCAAGCAGGGTTCGTCCGCAACCGCTTACTGGGTTGGCGAGGGTTCCTCCCCCACCGAGTCCCAGCAAACGATCGAGCAGATCAACCTCAGCCCCAAGACTTGTGGTGCTTTTGTTGACTACTCCCGCAAGCTGCTGCTGCAGTCCAGCATCGACGTTGAGCAAATGGTCCGTGATGACCTGGCTCGTGTGTTGGCTCTTGAGCTGGATCGTGTTGGCCTGAACGGCTCTGGTTCTTCCAACCAGCCTCTGGGCATCATCAACACCACTGGTATTGGCACCCAGACCATTACTACTTTCGGAACCTTTGCTGAGTACATCGGCATGGAAACCGATGTGGCGGTGGCAAACGCTGATGCTGGCGCTCTGCGTTACATCATCAACGCATCTGCTCGTGGCGCTCTCAAGAGCACTGAGAAAGCTTCTGGCACCGCTCAGTTTGTCTACGAGAACGACGAGATCAACGGTTACCCCGTGACCGTGTCCAACCAGCTTGAGAACAACGACGCTCTGTTCGGTGACTTCTCACAGCTGATCATGGCCATGTGGTCTGGTCTGGATCTGACTGTTGATCCTTATGCAGGTGCAACTGCTGGCACCGTCCGCATCATTGCTCTGCAAGATGTTGACTTCGCTGTCAAGCAGCCTGGCGCATTCTGCTACGGCACCTGATCCAAGTGATCTGTCACATCGTTTCTGACTCATGAAGATTGAAATTCTGAGGCCAGTAATGATTTCCGGGGAGCCTGCTGCGGCGGGCTCCATTTTGGAAGTCGATGACGGCGATGCTGTGACCCTTATTGGTCTTCGCAAAGCTGTTGAGCATCAAGTACAGGCTGAATCGCCTGCTGCTGATGAAGAGGCACCTTCTTGCCCCCCTAAAAAGCCCACTACTCGCAAGAGGACTAAGGAATGAGCATCGGCAACACTCGGCGGACTTTGACCGCCCTGTCGTTTGCGCCTAACGACGTTGTCACTGCAACTGGCAATGAAACAGGCGTTGACCTTCAAGACTATGAAGGTGACATCACCCTGATCCTTGACGCTGAGGCCGGTGGCTCCAGCATCACTTATGCGGTCAAGGTGCAGGACTCTTCTGATAACAGCACTTTTGCTGATGTCAGTGGCGCTGCTTTCACCACTACCACCGCTAACACTGCTCTCGTTGAGAGCTTGACTGTTAACACTGATGAGATCAAGCGCTATGCGCGTGTTGTCATCACTGTTGCTGGTGGTACTGGTGCTGGCGCCGTGAGCGTCGTCGGCCTTGGCCGCAAAAAGTACAACTGATCTTTGATCTGCCGCCCCCGCAATGCGGGGGCTTTTTCATATGGCACTTTCTTTTACTGAAGACCTCGACGCTTTCTTCGATACGCCGGGTTTTACGGTGCCAGTGGTTTTTGGCGACACGACTGGAGTTGGATACTTCGAGTCGCCCAACGAGATCATTGCTGACGGAGTCGTGTTGACGACTGACTATGCAGTAGTGGTCAAGACTTCTGATTTTTCAACGGTCACGAACGGAAGCGCTATGACTGTTGATGGGACCGCTTATACGGTGCGAGAGCCCATGTTGCTTGACGACGGTAAAATCATGCGTGTGATGTTGATGAAGGACTGATGCTTGGGCTTCACACGGTAGTTTCTGATAACCAGCACGGCTGGGATACGTTGAGCGCAAACGGCAGTACGCCTGCAGCAGAGATTCGCGGCACGTTTTTTACGATCGTCCACAAGGTTTCAAACGGCACTGTCACCATTACTGACGAAGGTTCTCTGGACGGAACAGTGTGGTGGCCGTTAAAGGAGATTGCTCATGCCGAGGCACAGGCTGCTGATGACGATGATGACGGCGTGCATGGCAATGGCAGATCACACAGCAGCGGAACAACTGCATCTCACTACCGCGCAGCATGTCGGTATGTACGAGTGACCGTTTCTGGGGTTGGCGGCTCAGAGACAATGCAGGCTTGGATTCAGTGCAGCAACGCAGCTAACTAGTCATGACAACCAAGCGCGAAAACATCCTGGCTGCTGTCAAAACGGCATTAGCAAACACCACTGGGGTTGGCACGCGCATTTATCGCAGTCGAGTTGATCCACTGAGTCGTGGTGAGTCGCCTGCAATCATCATTGAGCCGATTAGCGACACTCCTGAGCAGAACACAAGCCTGCCAACTCTTGATTGGACGTTGCGCATCCGTGTCGTTGTGATCGAACGATCCGACATCCCGGATCAAGCGGCTGATGACACGATTGAAAGCTTGCATTCCAAACTGATGGCAGATCTGACTCTTGGTGGCCTAGCGATCGATATACAGCCTGCACAAACCAGTTTTCAGCTACTTGAAGCGGATCAACCTGCAGGTGTGATTTTCTGTGAATACGAGATTCGATATCGCTCGCAAGTTGCTGATCTGACTCAATAGTCAGTCAGAGATACGCTGAACCTAACCATGTCCTCCACTTACCATGTTGGATGAACACAGTGGTCACGGCGGGAGTTACCTCCTTGATCCTGAAACAGGCGTGCGCACTCTGATCGAGCGGACGCTTCCACCACAACCATCACAGGAAACATCCGATGGCACTGCTACTTCGCAAACGCCTGATCCTGATCGAGACGGAGTCGACTTACGGGACGGATCCGACTCCGGACGGAGCAGACGCCGTACTCGTAAGGGATCTAAGCATCACGCCTCAGAGCAGTGATGTTGTCAGCCGCGACCTGATTCGTCCTTATCTGGGTGCATCTCAACAGCTGCTCGCAAATACTCGCGTTGAATGCACTTTCAGCGTTGAGCTTGTTGGATCTGGTACTGCAGGAACTGCTCCTCAGTACGGCAAAGCTTTAAAGGCTTGTGGTCTTGCCGAGACGATTGTTGCGAACACCAGCGTCACTTATGACCCTGTTAGCTCCAGCTTCTCCTCAGTCACCATCCACTACAACATTGATGGCGTCCGTCACAAGATGACTGGTTGCCGTGGCAGCGTTTCGCTGACTGCAAACGTTGGCGAGATTCCGACCCTGGACTTCACCTTTACTGGCATCTACAACGCGCCAGACGACACCGCACTGCCGACGCCGACTTATGCCAATCAAGATGATCCTTTGATTTTCAAGAACGGCAACACCAGCAGCTTCCAGCTCTTGTCGTATGCAGGCGCTCTGCAGAGCTTCTCGTTTGACCTAGGTAACACCACCACTTACCGCGAGCTGGTCGGCGGTTCCAAGGAAGTCTTGATCACTGACCGGGCAGCTTCTGGCTCTGTTTCTATTGAGGCAGTGCTTGTGGCGACGAAGGATTACTTCGCAGCCGCTGTTGATGATGATGCTGCTTTGGGCAACCTGCAGTTCACTCATGGCAGCGTGGCTGGCAACATCGTTCAATTCACCTCCAGCAAGGTGGATATTGGTGACGTTGCTTATGGCGATTCTGACGGCATTGCGATGCTTGAGATTCCCTACACCTGCGTCCCTGATGCAGCAGCCAACGCTGAATTCGACTTGGTTTACACTTGATCGCCCCTATTGGGTGGGGGATTTCCTCACAGAAGGGAGCCTTTTCGGGCTCCCTTTTTTTGTGTATGCTGAGCCGGCTTATGCACTTACCTAATGGCTTTTGTTCGTAAGAAGGTAAAAACCTTCAAGTGGCCTGTTGAAGTTAAAGAGCCCAGCGAGACGAAGCCTGGAAAGTTTGACAGTCATGAGTTCACCGCGGTTTTCAAGCGTGTGTCTCGCTCAGTGATTACTGAGATGGCTGATCAGGACGAGAATGAGCTGCTTGGTTTGATTCTTGCTGGCTGGGAAGGCATCGAAGAAGAAGACGGTACTCCCATCGTTTTCAGTGAAAAAACTTTGGCTGAGTTTGCAGATGATCCGTATTGGATCAAAGCTGTGATTAGTGCTTACACCGCCACCTACAACGAGGCTGAGGCGGGAAACTAAAAGAGGCCGCCATCTATTGGGCCAGTGGCGGCAAGCAGGTTGAAGACAAGACGCAGGATGATGCTGCAGCCTTTGGGTTGCAGCTGCCTAAGAAGGAAGAAAAGCAAGATGATGACTTTGAGGTATGGGAAGAAAACTGGGAGGCAGTGATGATGTTCCTGCGCATGCAGACGCAGTGGACGACATCTATGGCTGGATATGTGGGTCTGAAGTACGAGGTGCTGCTGGGTTCCGGTGGCTTATTTGACCTATACAATGTGGAAGATCGCCGCGACGTGCTGGAGCGCCTTCAGATTTTGGAGGCAACGGCCCTATCCGAACTGAGGAAACGCTCTGATGGCAAAGCCAATTGAAGCTCTTTCCATCCAGCTCAAGTTCAAGGATGCCGGCAGCCAAGCTGTAATTGAGAAGCTCAAAGGAAGCCTCAAGCAACTACAGCTTGGGGCCTCAGGCGCAACGCCGAGAATAAAGGGCCTGCGTGATGAAATACTTGCGCAAGGAAGAGCAAGCATAAATAGCGTTTCAAATATCAATGCTCAACGCAACGCGCTTGCAGCTTTGCGAGATGAAGCCCGGATCGGCGGGAAAAACTTTAAACAATTAACTGAGGACATCAAAAAACTTGATGCTCAGCTGGGCAAGACATCTAAAAAGTCTGGCAACATGGGCGCTCGTCGGGCGACACAGACCGCTGGCGCAATTATTTCTGGTGGTATTTTTGGTGGCCCTGAAGGCGCAATTGGTGGTGCGTTGGGTGCATTTGGTGGAGTAGAAGGGGCATTCGCTGGTGCAGCGATTGGTGCTCAGGTTGGTGCTTTTAGGGAGGCGCTAGGCGCGGCAGCTGAATATTCAGCAGAAATTGGCAAGCTGCAAATCGCTCTTAGAGGCGTTACAACTTCACAGGAAGGAGCAGAGGCGAGTCAAGCAAATTACAGCGAGGCCTTAGAAGCTGCTGCTGAATCAACTAGGGATTACAACGTTCCGCAAGGGGCCGCGATTCGCGGGATCACTCGCCTTACAGCAGCTGTTACTGGTGCTGGCGGTCCTGTCGCTGATGCAGCAACTACGTTCCAGAACGTCACTGCTGCCATCAAAGCCACTGGTGGTTCAACAGAAGATGTACGAGGCGCCATCACTGCGATGGTGCAGGTCTTCTCAAAAGGCAAGGTAAGTGCTGAGGAACTTTCCGGTCAGTTGGGTGAGCGCTTGCCTGGTGCTGTGACGTTGTTCGCCAAGGCGAACAAAATGACGCTGCCTGAACTTCAGAAAAACTTGAAGGCAGGCACCGTTGGCCTCAATGAACTGATGAATTTCATCAGGCAGCTTGGAGAAGAATTTGATGGAACAGCAAAGCAGATCGCAGCATCTAACGAAGAGGCTGGCGCTCGTTTGGTTGTTGCGTTTGACAATATGAAGTTGAGCGTGGGTGATGCTCTAAAAGACACTGGAGCTGAATTCCAAAACGTATTCGGTGAATTTATTGAAGAAATTACCCCGAAAGTAACCAAAGCAGCTGAAAAGCTAGCTGAGGCTCTTGTGCCTGTCGGTAAAAGCCTTGATGTTATTTTTGCAACTCTTGCTGGAATGGCCGCAGGTGCGGTGCTTGTTGTAATTGCAAAAGGAATAGCAGCAATTGTCAAAGCAGTTGTAGGAGCAAAAACAGCGATTGCTGGCTTAACTGCGGTAATGTCTTTAAATCCAATCTTTGCTGGCGCATTAGTTGCTGGAGGTATTGTTGCTGGCATTGTTGCTATCAACAAGGCAATCAATGGCCAAGCCGACGCTTTAGAAAGAGTCAAGAGGGCTGGAGCGGCGAAAGGAGCGACTGGGGCAGAGAAGGCTGAGGCAATCTCGACTGTTAAACGGCAGATTAGTGAGCAAGAAAGAATTATTGAAGCAAATCCTGCTGGCACTACTGGACAAGGCAGCGCGGCAGTAAACAGAAGAAGACAAGCCGCAGAAAGAGAACTTGCAAGGTTGCAAGGTCAGCTTGCAGACATTACTCGTGCTCCAAAAAAAGATAAAGAAGGCAATATTTTTAAATACAAGCCAGTAACAGAAGAAGACAAGGACAGCGGTGACGGCGACAAGTCCTTGGCCCGCCGCATTGAGCAGGCACAAAGGCTTGAAGCGCAAACTGAAGGGCAACTAAGGCTTGCACAGGCGCAAGGTGCTATTGGACGAGTGTTGGCGCAGCAAGCGAATCAACGAGCATCGTTGCAAGCAAGAATTAACAAATTGGTTGGCGATGGCACGAATGCAACTATCAACGAAGCAGCCGCTAATGCCAAGTCGAACCTAGAAAGCAAGCAAAAGCTTGAGCTTCAAAATCGCATCAACAAACTTTATGAGCAGGCAAAGCGTCCACTGGAAACCATTGTCCAAAGGATCAAGGACAAGGTCAATGGCGACAAGATGTACAAGCGTCTTATCGCTGAGGGTGTAAACCCTGAGCTTGCAAAAGAACTAGTCAATATCGACAAGGCATTTAAGGCAGGGGTTAGAAAGCTAGATGTTCAGATTGAAAACCTGAAGTCCACCAAGGCCGAGGCAGAACTGCATGGAAAGATCGTTGAAGGTATCGACGATCAAATTGCAGCTCTTGAGCGCAAAAAAGAAGCTTTGAAGGGTGACAAGGTAGAGGCTGACAAGACGGCAAGAGCAACTATCAAAGAACCAACCTTCATGGAAGGCCTGGGTCAGGCGATCAAGGATCAAGAGGATGCGCTGAAGAAGTTAATCAGTCCCCTCAATCAGGTAAAAGAAGCCGCGAATGCTATTGGCGAGGCATTCAAAACTTCTTTCCGAGGAATTATTGATGGCTCAATGACAGCGCGAGAGGCGCTTGCAAGCTTCTTCCAGAGCATTGCCGATCATTTTGCTGACATGGCTGCTCAGATTGCAGCTGAGGCGTTGAAGCTTGCTGCACTCAAGTTTGTGCAGATGATTATCGGCTCGATGTTTGGCGGTGGTGGCGGTGGAGCCAGTGCAGTCCCCAGTAGTGCCTATGGCGATATGTCTATTGCTGGCCCTTCCTTCTTCGCTCAAGGCGGCTATGTCCCTGGTGGCTTCAAAGCCTTCAACCAAGGTGGCGTAGTCAGCCAACCAACTCTTGGAATGGTTGGTGAAGGTGGTGAACCTGAGTACATCATTCCTCAATCCAAGATGCGGGAGAGCATGGCTCGTTATTCACGCGGCGTGCGTGGCCCTGGCGTCATTCCAGACAATGGTGTTGCCTCAATGTCAGAAGGCAGTGGCGTTGGTGTCGCGACACCGATCGATGTTCGCTTTAGCGTTGAGCGGATCAATAACATCGATTATGTGACTGCGACTGAGTTCCAGCAGGGCCTGCAACAGGCTGCTGCGCAAGGTGCTCAACGTGGTGAGCAGAATACGCTGAAGCGTCTACAAATGAGCGGCAGCACTCGTCGGAGGCTTGGAATGTGACGGCACTAGCGTTTGGCCATGTGCTTCGAATTAAGCCGTACAGCACGGTTGACTTTCGATTCCAAAACTTCTTTCTGGGCAAACAGATGGAGTACGACGGTGCGAGTTATCAGTTTGTGCCGTTTGGTTTTTCTGGTGTCACCGTCAACAGAACTGGCGATGGTTTAGAGGCCACGCTGGTCTTTCCAAACAATGATGCAACTCGTGCATGGGCTGTCTCAGCCATTGACGACCGTTGGGTCATGGAGGTTGAGATGTTGATCTTGCCTGATCCTGACCCTGACACTGGCTTGTCTGCAGCGACGACTAGCAACCGTGTAAATGAATATGTGGCGCAAGTCACCAGTGGTCAGTGGGATAGCGTCTCTTTGAACATCAACCTGAGCACTGTGTTGGATGCTGTTGGCACGGACATCCCACGGCGCACTTTGACCCAAAAGCTTGTGGGCAACTTGCCGATTACAAGTGCGGTACGACTGCAGTGACCTAATTGGCAGGCCGTACCAGTTGGGTGCGGATGGCAGTGGAGCGGAGATTGACTGCATCCACCTTTGCTATGAAGTGCTGCAGCGTATGGGCATTGCAGCTCCTACGTTCAAGCAGTCTTGGTATGAAGCAGGTCGAATAGAAGTGTGCAGAGACCTTCTGCAGTGGGGTTTTCGCGTAAAAAGAGCTGAGTATGATGGGGACATCTTGCTGCTTCCGCAGCATTCCTGGGCATTTGCGGTCACATGGCGGAACGGGATTCTCTACATCAATCCGCAAACCAAAAGAGTGCAATGGTCTTTGGTCCGAGCTTTTACGACGTACCACTGCTTCCGTTCGAGAAGCAGCTTATTGAAACCGTAAACATTACTGAGGAAGAGTATCGGTATTTTGTTTCAGAAGCTATTCGCAAGGGCAAGACTAGGCCTGCGGGGTATGAGTTAATACCTGACATCAACGCTGAAGGCGTCACGCTTGCAAGTGTTTTAGTAAACATCGCAATCAGCTTGGTGTTGACAGGTGTCAGCATGTTGCTGATGCCAAAGCCTAAAAAGCCACAAGCAAGGCGACAGCTTGAATTAGAAGACATTACTGAAGGCAGGCGTTTTGTTGCTTCGAGCGGTTTTGACACGCTTGCTGAGCTGGCTGACTACAACGCACCAATCCCAATCGTCTTTGGTCTGTATGACCAAAACGTAGGCGGAATGCTGGTCACGCCAAAGCTGGTGTGGTCACGCATGTTCAGCCTTGGAACGCAACAAGCAGCCAAGCTGATGTTTGTTGTAGGCGAGCAGGGACGTGCTGATGGAGCGGCAGCTGACGGTATTGCATTGCCTGATTTGACAGGCATTTTCTTGGGCAACAACGCTCTTGATGTGATGTTTGCCGATACATTCGCTTTTTATTGGAAGCGAAATACAACAGCTTCTGGTCAGCACAGAATTCAAGCTTTTAACCGTGCTTATGGCACAAGTAGCACTCCAGGGGCTGGAGATCCTACACCGAACACCGACATATTTTTATGCCCAACCACTATTGATGAAGACACAGGTTTTTGCCATGCGTACAGCCCTGCAAACAACGTTGAGTTTGGAACGTATGCAGCGATTGCTAACGGCACAAACTACAGGCTGAATTTTACGCCTGTTTCAATTCCACGAGGGACAAGCAACTCAGGCGAGATCAACCCAACAATTCAAAGAATCAAGATTGCTGGTGATGGTGATCGCAAGCGTTTGATTGGAGGCAGCGTTGACGATGCCAACAAAGAGGGAAAGTATCTACGCACAGCGCGTGATATGAGAATGGGGACCTTCTTTAGTGATGGCAATGAAGACCTTGAAAACGCACGTCGAAATGCTGGTATCGTTGATCAACAGTTAAACGGACGAAACTACAGCCCACGCATGGGCATTGTGTCGCTAAACGGCACTGAGATTACAAATGACGATCTGAGGAAAGAGGAAACAGTTTCTGTTGGAGATGAGATTGTATTTTTAATCTCAGACTCTGAAGTACCAGAAGATCTCTATCGTCGATCTGACGACGAAAGGGGTTTAGATGTTGACGACATCAACAACCAAGTTAAGTCAATGCAACGCGCAGCGGATGACGAGCTGCAGCTTGGCGAACTGTTTTCAATCGCTGGAACGGTATGGCAGGTTATTGGTCGCAGCAGGCCAAAGTTTGACATTACAGACGACAAAGCTGAGGATCAAAGAATTACTTTGAAGTGTATTGATACCAGTGAATCGGAATTTAAAAAAATTGGTTTAGTCAACCCGTCTAAAGTCATTTTTCCTGCTGATGGTTACATAGAAGACGGCAACGGAGTTGGCGCAGGATTTTTCCCGCTTACTAAATACACAAAAGCAGTGGTGCGGAATAACCGGCCAGCGGATGTAACTGAGATTGGAATTAAGAGCCGGGTTTTTCAAACGTTAAACGGCCTATCTAATTTTACAGTTGTTCCCTCTCCTGAAAAATTAAAACAGCTTGACCTAGATAGGGTTCAGATCGCTGGTGGCGTAATTAACTCGACGATTGAGAGAACTTCTTGTTTTGCTGTATTTGTACGACGTGCAGGTGTTGACGCCAGTGGCGCTGAGTTTGAGTATGAGCGTTTAGCTCCTTTGTTTGCAGTGACAGGTTCAAAACCTGTTGATCAGTACAGCTTTATCCGATTCCAACATCCCGTTGAGCGAGATCCAAGCGAGTATGAATTTAAATTTGTGCCTGTTCCAGGAGCAGAGCTTCGAGAACTAGATGACTCGACTGATGTTATTCAGTTGACGGCAGCAGCTACTGCACAGTTTTCAACTGTGACTCGCCAGGTTGATACAACCAAGTATGGACGTTTTGTGATTACAACTGCAGGCAAGGACAAAAACACTTCGCCCGTTGGAATCAAGCTTTCCAAGCTTAAGCGCAACAAAGAGTTCCTGACAAAAGGGACTGAAAGTGGTGGCACGACAAGCATTGGAACAAAGCCAAGTGTCGTTACTGCTTTCGAGTCTCTACCTTCAGATGCGTTGCCTGCCGAAAACAGAGCAGTCAATGGAGAGTTGGACGGAGAAGATTTCCGCGTAGTTACGGGGAGCTGGGACGTACCAACAGGCGGAAAAGATGGCGCGTTCTCCTACGACATTATGACTGATATTTATGGGGACTCAGGCAGGCCAGAAAACTTTGGTCAGAATGAAATTGAAGTTTTGTTCAAGGAGTATTTTGGAACGGATCGTTGGATTCAGTTTCGGTACAAGTTTGAAAAGATTGATCTTCCTGATAATCACCACGCCAGAACAGCACCTCAAAATGCAACTTCAAAAGCTTGGGCGATTAGAGAACGCAGCATTGTAAAAAGCTCAGGCAACTTCTCTGTAAACGAAGTCGTCACTGTAAAAAGAGGACAAGGCGGAACAAACGTCGAAGGTGGCGATTCTTCTGACTATCCATCAAGCAACCCATTTACAAGAAGTGGGTCTGATGTAATGACCTTTTCAGGCTTCAGATTCCGGATTACAGAGGTGCAGAGGTTTGAAGGATTCCAAGGTCGCACGCAAGGCTATTACTACGAGGTGTTTGGTCACGCTAATCCTTATGGTGTTGGCGAGACGCGAACTGTAAACAGGACAATCACTTCCGGCTCAAAGAACTTAGTCCTTAACTTGCAAGCAGAAGTTGTATCCCTTGGAGATCACTGGTCTGCTGAGACCAAGGGGTGGGCAATCAAAAAAATTGACGTTGACTCAGTGCATACAAGCACTGGCTTCAGCCTTGACGAGACTGTTGACGACCTGCCTTCACATGATGGCGAGAATCCTTTTACAAGGGGTCGGGACGTTGGACAGCGTTGGCAAGTTAAAGAGCTAGCAGAGACGACTGCTCCGACACCTGTTACTCAAACTGCAGAACGAACTTTTGAAGGCCAAAGTCAGACGGCTGACATCAGTTTTTATCGAGATCATGTGGAGAAGTCCAATCAGAACGGACCTGAGCATCAGATCGTTTATGTCAATGAGATTTCTAGGAACGACGGAGTACCTGACTATGACCGCATGACTACAGCTGGCTTGGTTATCAAGGCAAGCCGTAACTTCAACCAGCTTGATCAGCTGCGTGTGTGGCTGTCAAAAGGTATCCACGTCAAACGACTTCACCCCGACAAGACCACTTATGAGTCCGACAGCTCTAGCGCCACCTACAACCAAGAAGATGGGCCAAGCAACCTGTTTACGGATCTTGTCCACTTCTTGCTGACTGACGACGTTGCTGGAGCGGGCCATCTGTTGAAGATGACTGAGGACAATCCAAGCCTGCTCAACGTTGCTGACCTGCAGGAGACTTCCAAGTTCTTGCGTGCCAACAACCTGTTCTTTAATGGCGCAATTGCTGACCGCTCCAACATTAGAGGCTTGATCAGTCAGCTTGCGCCTAACTTCTTGTGCAACTTCCTGATCAGCAACGGCAAGTTCAGCATCAAACCTGCTGTGCCAGTCAACTCTGACGGCACGATTTCTACTGGTGCAGTGCCAATCAAACAGCTGTTTACTGACGGCAACATTTTGGAGGATACGTTCCAGCTGGAGTATTTGGCTGCAGAAGAGCGGCAGCCATTCAAGGCAGTGGTGCGTTACCGGAAAGAACGTCAAAACAAGTTGCCTGAAGAGCGTGCAATCGACGTTCGACTTAAAGGTCAAAGCGGCTTGCCGATTGAGACCTTTGATCTGACGCAGTTCTGCACCAGCAGTGAGCACGCTCAGCTGGTCGCTCGTTACTTCTTGCTGCTTCGCAAGCTAATCACGCATACGGTCAAGTTCTCAACAACCGTGCATGGCTTGGACCTTGGAGCGGGTGACTTCATCAAGGTGACCACAACCTCCAGCCCATATAGCGTTGCCAACAACGGAACTATTAGCTCAACAGGTGCAGTGACTTCCGTTAGCGATTTGGCTGATGGCCAGTACGACGTTTCGTATTACAAGTCAGCTTCTGAGCAAGAGGTTCAAGAGGGTGTGATGACTGTGGTTAATGGAACGGTGCCTGACAGCAACTTCCATAGCAGCGTCTTCACGATCTTGAAGCGGCAAGACTCGCAGAACATTTACATGGTGGAGCAGCTGACGTTCTCGCAAGAGGGCACGGTGGACATCGTTGCGTCTGAGTATCCTTGTGATGATGACGAGCGAAGCCTGCTTGCACAGCAAGTAGTTCGTAGCGACCTCTTTGAGGTGTATCCCCAGCGTTCTGACTGATGGCTTTCCCTACAGCGTTACAGCCCACCAGTCGTAGCTATTCGCCGGGCAACTACCCAATCAAGACTTTCAAGTCACAAAGCGGGCAAGAGGTGCGGATTTTGTATGGCAGTGAGCGCACTGAGACGAAGCTCAGCCTGTCTTACACCAACATTGGAGACGCATCAGCAGAGCTTTTTCTTGACCACTACGACGAGGTAAAGGGTACGTTCAACACTTTTGCGTTGCCTGATAACGCACTTGCTGGCTGGTCGTCTAATACTGATGCGTTGAGGCCAGAGGCGACTGAGGTTCAGACTGTGACTTATACGGTCACTGTTGTGGATAGCGGCGGCAACAAGTATCGCTTCAACGGTGGCAGCACTAATGCCGAGACGCTTGAGCTGACCGAAGGTACGGTTTATTTGTTTGATCAGTCTGATTCGTCAAACTCTGGTCACCCGCTGCGTTTTTCAACGACCAGTAACGGTACACATGGCGGCGGAACGGAATACACCACAGGTGTGACGACATTTGGAACGCCTGGCTCTGCCGGTGCTTACACGCGAATCAAGGTTGCGACTGGCGCTCCAACGCTGTATTACTACTGCACAAATCACTCTGGGATGGGTGGTCAAGCAAATACGCCTGCAGCCACTGCAACAGCATCAACTTCGGGCAGCTTGGCCAAGTACAGATATGAGGGTCCACCTCAAGTAGTCCAGGTGCGCCCTGGGATTAGCACTGTTACAGTGAATTTGATTGGCGTGATCTGATGGCAAAGGTCTACACCGGCAGAGATGGCGTGATGCAGCTGTCCGGCACGACCCTTGCCAAGGTCGTAAGTTTTTCGCTGCAAGCAAGCCTTGAGACGCTAGAAACTACGACTCTGAATGAGCATCTGCGTAGTTATTCTCCTGGCATCTCTGGCTATAGCGGCAGTGCAACTTTGCTGTATTACAAGGAAGACGATGGCACTTTTAATACTACAAATTTGCTGAACAAGCTCTACAAGACTGGCACGTCTGGAGTTAGCAGTAGTGACACTGTTGAATTCACTTTTCGTTGGATTGACGGCACTGACAATAACGACATCAAGCTGACTGCTTATATCACTAGCGCAAGCATTGGCGCTGCTACTGGCGACATTGTTCGTGCAGAAATTAGCTTCCAGGGCACTGGAGCCTTGTCGACAGTGTCGATCTCATGAGCGTTTACCTAGGCACTTTTGGTGAAGTCGAGCTGAAGCGTCAGTTTGACGGTGGCTCTTTGACCTCCACCATTGGCACTGGTGATGTAAACGTCTCCAAGAAGCGATTTAGCTTCGACTTTGATCATGGCCAGCTTTTGACTGGTGATCAAATTGAGATCACGAGTACAGATGACTCTGCTCTTGACTTCATCGATAGCTATACAGATTCAAGCGTCAAAAAATATATCTACGTCGACGAGCTAGACGGCATCAGGCTTTACGACAGCTTTGCGCATGCCGTAAATGGTGGCTCTACTAATGCCACAACTCTTGCGACCCCAGGCAACGAGATTCCCATCAAGGTGGTCGTGCAGAACGCGGACTACAGGGTTTTAGGTCGTGTTCAAAGCTATGAGCTGAACACGCAGCGAGAAACAGTGGACACCACAACGCTGTCTGATGAGTTCAGAACTCGCATCAGCACCGTCATGTCTGGCTCTGGCCGCATGGCATGCGAATGGGAATACACGGGCGACACAACAAAAGAGTTGCCTAACTACCTCTTGGAGCTTGCATTGCGCACCAGAGTCGGCAGCTCATTTGAAGGCAGGTTCTACTTGAAAACGTCTGGATACAATCCAGCAAGCCACACCAATGCCAGTGATGACCAAATCTGGTATGAGGTCAACGGCGTAATTACAGCTTGCGCTGTGCAGTTCACGCCAAATCAAATGGTGCAGATCACTGCAGACTTCATCACAACTGGATCTGTAGAGATCCGAATGAAGCTTGAAACACCAGACGACATTGTGCAAGAAGACGGAGCAGAGCTTCGTTTGGATCAAGACTCAACAGCTAAACTGCTGCTAGAGACTGACCAGTAATTCCTGGAGGGCTGAACGCTCATGGCCGATCTGAAGATTAGCGAGCTTTCAGCTCTTGCCGGTTCTAATCTTGCCAGCGCTGACCTTGTCGCGGTTGTCGACAACAGCGCAAGCGAGACCAAAAAGCTGACTATTGGCGACTTGGTCGCAAATGGCGTCACTTTAATTAGTGACGACACCATCCCTGGCGCAAAGATTCTGTTTGCTGCAGGTGATATCGCTACTGCAGCACTTGCTGATTCTGCTGTCACGACAGCAAAGGTTGCCGATGACGGAATCACTGCTGCAAAGCTTGCAAACGAATCAACCGTTGATCTCGTTACAACGCTGCCTGCCTCTGGAGCGTTCACAGGTCAACTTGCTTTAGACACTGACGACAACAACTTGTACTGCTGGGACGGCAGTGCATGGCAAAGCTTGAAAGCTGCTGGTTCAATCAATAGCGTTAGCGGCAGCACTGTCGGCATTGTTGACATCACTGCAACAACAAGCGGCAGCAGCGTCACGATTGCAGCAGTCATCAATGACACGTCTGCAGCCAACCAGTTTCTTGCTGGCCCAACCAGTGCTGGTGGTGCGGTTGCTTATCGCACGATTGATGGCAGCGATATTCCTGTTGCGACTAGCAGCGCCAAAGGCGGTGTGATTGTCAACGGTGAAGGACTCCGGATGGACTCCAACACCATTGAGATCAACAACGATGTAACTGCTAGCTCAACCCATCACGTCGTTACTTACGACGCCAAGGGCCTAATTACTGGTGGCCGTGCCATCACCAGTGCTGACATGCCTGCTGCGACTAGCAGTGCAAAGGGTGCTGTTATCCCTGGGACAGGTCTTGCGGTTGATGGTTCGGGCAATCTGAACCACAGCAACACAGTTGCAACTGGCACTTACACCAAGGTTACTGTTGACGCGCAAGGTCACGTCAGTGCTGGTACGACGCTTGCAGAAAGCGATGTCCCGGCATTGCCAGCCAGCAAGATTACGTCTGGCTCATTTGGCACTGCACTGATTGGTACGGATGCAGTTACGGCTGCAAAACTTGCTGACCAGTCAACGACCAAGTTTGGTGGTGCTGGCGCTACCGATAACGTCGTTACCTTCCCAGATGGTGACTTCAAGGGGCAGTTTTTCTTTGACGAGAAAAACGAAGACCTTTACATCTATACGGGCACTTCATTCCTGCCGATCACGGTTATCAGCGGCAACCTTGTAAACGCTGGAACGTATAACGCCAACACCAACTTGCTGAGCAGTGTTACTACTGCTGGTTCTGCTGCTGGCTTTACAAATGGTGGGGCTCTGCCTGCGCCTGCAGCTGGCAACCTGAACTACTACGTCGTTGTTGACACGTCTGGCACAGGTTCAGGTAATGCACCTGCGGTTGCTTTGGCACCGCCAGACATGTTGATCTCGCTTGGTACGGGATCAACGTTCCAGCTGATTGACGTTTCAAACGCAATCGCTGGTCAGACTGCAGCCAACATTTCTGTTGTTGCTACGGGCAACATCAGCAGCACAGACGTACAAGCTGCGCTGCAAGAGCTTGACACTGAAAAGCCTGGATCTGCAAGCCCAACTTTTACTGGAACGGTACTGCTGGGTCAAAACGCTGTATTGGCGTTTGAAGGCTCAACAGATGATGGCAACGAGACCACAATCACAGTCACGGATCCGACTGCTGATCGCACCATTACGATTCCAGATGTCACTGGAACGGTTGTAACGACTGGTGATACGGGCAGTGTTACCAGCACGATGATTGCTGATGGCACGATTGCCAATGCAGACATCAGCGCAAGTGCTGAGATTGCAGTTAGCAAGCTTGCAAACGGTACTGCTCGTCAACTGCTGCAGACTGATTCTGCAGGAACAGACGTTGAGTTCACCAGCAATGTTGATGTACCCGGAACACTAGACGTTACTGGTGTTGCGACGTTTGATTCGACCTCAACGTTTGCTGGCAATGCGACTTTCAATGGCAGCATCATTTTTGAGGGCTCTACCGCTGATGCCAATGAAACAACGCTGACTGTTACTGATCCAACAGCTGATCGCACGATCACGCTGCCTGATGCAACGACAACTGTTGCTGGTCTTGGCGTTGTTCAAAGCTTCACGAAAGCACAGCGTGGAACGGTTGTTTCACTGACGGATGCGGCAACGATCGCTGTTGACTTGAGCTTGGGCAATAACTTTAGTGTGACGCTTGGAGGCAATCGAACTTTGGGCGCTCCAACCAACCAAACAGCGGGTCAATCTGGTGTGATTGTGGTCACGCAAGATGGCACAGGCTCCAGGACGCTTGCATATAACACGGTTTATAAATTTGCAGGTGGAACGGCACCGACTTTGACCACAACAGCTAGTGCCGTGGATGTTCTTGCCTACTATGTAGAAAGCTCGACCCGTATTACGGTCACCTCGCTGCTGAACGTCTCATGAGCATCCCTGGGTCTGGTTCTCCTCTGCTGTTGGCTACTACTGCAGCAGCAGCGGCTGCTGAGTACGTCATCCCCAAGTCGCTGAGGTTTAACAGTGGTGATGGCGCCCTTCTTGATAAAACTTTCTCGACAGCAGGCAACAGAAAAACTTGGACATGGAGTGGTTGGGTAAAACTCAGCAAGCTAGGCACTACAAGAAGATTTTGGGGAGTCGCTGGCTCGTCTGACACTACTCTTGTTGATTGCAGATTTGAAACAACCGATAAACTTATTATTGCCGTTTCTTCAACCCAATGGAGAACTACTACGCAAGTTTTTCGTGATTGCTCTAGTTTTTACCATATTGTTCTTGCTGTAGATACCACGCAAAGCACAGCTAATGACAGGGTTAAAGTTTACGTTAATGGCTCTCAAATTACCGATTTTGATGTTACTAACAACCCGTCACAAAATTCAGACACTGGAATTAGCCGGGCAGCAGTTCACCGCGTAGGCTCTGGGTATATCACGAGCAATTCGTTCGACGGCCTAATGGCCGATGTCCAATTTGTTGATGGTCAGGCGCTTGCGCCGACTGACTTTGGTGAGACGCGCAGCAGCGACGGTGTTTGGGTGCCGAAAGAGTACACAGGTGAATACAGCGAGCCTGTTGATCAAAGTCAGAACTGGACAAATCTAGTTACGTTCAACTCCGGCTCCTGGAACGGTAACGGAACAAATCCATTCGACGCTGATCCAACTAATAATGACTACGGCACTGCAACCAGAAGTAGTGGTGGATATGCAACTCTAGACCTGTCTTCGCTGACAGGAACAAGGGTTATTTCTGTTACTACAGAGCAGACAGAGCTAACTTTGACTCACGATGGCGGCACAACGACTTACACGCCACCAGACACAAACAGGCGCACTCATACTTTTGCTGCCGTAACCAACCCTACGGCGTTGAAGTTTGACGGGAAAAACAGCGATTCTGTGTTTGTTCTAGTCAGTGTTTCAGTTGACGGTAAGCGTCTTGTTAATTCAAACATTACTATTCCAAACAACGGCTTCCATCTGAACTTCAGCGACTCGTCAACGATTGAGGCGTTGGGTTTTGATTCCGCACCAACAATTCCTGACCTTGATCCTAAGAAAGGGATGGATGTCATTACCTACACGGGTACTGGCAGCCTGCAAAACATCGGAGGGTTGCAGTTTGAACCAGGGTTGATATGGCAAAAGCCAAGGTCAAATGCTAACCCGCATCAACTGTATGACTCAGTTCGAGGCGACAATGCACGCCTTAAGTCATCGTCAACTGACGCGGAATACACTTACAGCGCCGGGGCTGGGCTTACTTTTAACCCAGATGGATTTGCTGTTGGAACAGATAATGGTCTAAATCAATCCGGGCAAACATTTGTCGCTTGGACATGGCGAGCTGGCGGGCCTGCTGTTCCTAATACTGATGGAACGATCACTTCACAAGTCTCCGCAAATACTGATTATGGCTTCAGTATTGTTACTTATAGCGGGGATGGAAGCGGTACAGCTAACTCAGACTCAGGAGATACCTTCGGACACGGTTTAGGCACTGCCCCTGATTGGGTTATCTGCAAGAAACGAACTGGCACGAATGGTTGGCCTGTTTATCACAGTGCGGCTCCTACTGGAGCATTGGTTTTAAACAGTTCTGCTGCAAATGATTCAAGCAGCTTTTTATTCGCAAAAAAAGACCCAACAAGTACGGTTGTTTACTTAGGTAACAACCCTGAAATTAACAAAACTGGCGACGATTACGTTGCATATTGCTGGAGCGAGGTATCGGGCTACAGCAAGTTTGGCAGCTACACCGGAAATAATAGTTCGACAGGCCCTGTCGTAGATGTAGGATTTAGAACTCGCTGGATAATGATCAAGCGGGCTGATGGTGTTGGTAACTGGATTATTTACGACACCGAAAGAGATGGCGCTACTGATAATACCAAACGTTTGTATGCAAATACCAACAGTGCTGAGGTTGATAATTCTGGCTATAGGCTCGACATTACAGACACAACTTTTCAACCAAAAAGCACAAACGACAATTTTAATGCCGCTTCAAGTTACATCTACGCAGCATTTGCGGATCGGCCAGGAAATAACTGGGACGTCAATAACATCGTCACCAATGAAGGTCTGACCACTAGCAAAACGCAGTTCGATGTGGTGACCTACACCGGCAACGGTGGAACGCAACAGATTGGTGGGCCTGTTTATAGCAATTTTGCAAGTGGTGCTACTTACAGCAATTTACCAAATACCAATGCTTTTGATGGATCTACCTCTACTGTCTCTGGCCCACAAAATTCAACTGTAACGTGGACGCCTAGTCCAGCGATTGCTGTTAGTAGCAGCCTTCGTATTTTTGTTGCTAAAAACGGTACTGGCAGCGTCTTCAGTGTAAATGGAACGGATTATTCATCGAGCACCACTGAGCCTGGCACATGGCTAACCATTAGCGGCGTCACTTCTTTGACGGAGGTTAAATGGGGTGGCTCTGGCTACAACATGAACCAAGTCGCAGCCATTGAGGTTGATGGAACCATTTTGGTTGATGGACACGGCGGCCCAGGTCTCAAGTTCCAGCCGGATCTGATCTGGCTAAAAGCAAGGGGTAGCGCGTTTGCACATGTATTGCAGGACAGTGTTCGGGGTTTTGGGTCAACAAAACTGCTGTCTTCAAGCTCAACTGCAGAAGAGAATCGCCTTACAGACCCCACAGATGGCGGTGAACGGGGCTATATCTCTGGCACGTCATCAACAGGATTTACCATCGTTGATGGCACGGGCACCTCACAGGTCAATGGCAACAATGAGACCTATGTTGCCTGGTGCTGGAAGGCAGGTGGCACGGCAGTTTCTAACACTGACGGCAGCATCACTGCATCGGTCAGTGCAAACGCTGCGTATGGCTTTAGCATCGTTTCTTTCACTGGAACGGGAGCCAATGCGACTGTTGGGCATGGATTAAACACGGCCCCAAAATTTGTCATGGCTAAAACCAGAACAAAAAACGATGGATGGCCTGTTTATCACTCAGGTGGTGGGTCAAATTATCAGTTCTTTATTAACCAGACTGACGCAGGCACAGGTGGAACTTCATACTTTAACGGCGCTCCAACAAGTTCTGTAGTTAATTTAGGCAATAATAGTGGTTCAAATGAAAGCGGAGAGCCCTGCCTGTTGTACTGCTTCGCGGATGTCCCCGGCTACCAGCGGATTGGCACTTATTACTCAAATTCATCAGATCCAGTTGTTGTCACAGGCTTCAAGCCTCGTTTTCTGCTGACCAAAAAAACATCCGCTGGACCTTGGACGCTGCATGACTCACAACGAGATTTTGACGATGACGACAATAGGACTACCCTTGAGGCAAATAACTCTAACGCCGAAGAAACGCACGCAAACAAGCAAGTCAAGTTTTTAGATAATGGTTTTCAGCTAATTGGTGCTGATATGGATAAAAGTGCCACCGACTGGATTTATTGGGCAATCGGTGATGATGAGATTGGGTCGGATGAGGATTGTCTAGTTGACGTACCAAATGCAGTCACTGCAGATGCGGACGCAACGGACACGACGGGTGGCTATCAGCGCGGCAACTACGCAACACTAAATCCACTGCAGTATGGCGGCAGTGTCAACGCACCAACAAACGGTAATTTAGATATTACATCTGCCGCAAGTGGATATGGTGGAATACTTGGCACGATTGGAATGAGTGCTGGTAAATGGTATTTTGAATTTACGCTTTCATCGGCTAATGCTGCTTTAGGCATCGCAAAGCCAGATACAGATGTAACCAGTTATTTAGGGCAGCGTGCTGGCGCGTACATTTATTTAGCCAATGGCAATAAGGCAAACAACAACAGTTACGTCTCTTATGGAAGCACCTTTACCACTGGAGATGTAATAGGTGTTGCTTTTGACGCTGACAATGGCACGTTGACGTTTTACGTCAATGGGGTATCGCAAGGCTCTGCCTATACCGGCTTAACTTCTGGCCCGTACATGCCAGCGTTTAGCGACGATTATGGATCGGAAACGGGCAATGGATCCTTCAACTTCGGCCAAATGCGATTCAAGTACCCGATGCCTAGTGGTTACGCCGCATTGAACACCACGGCATTGCCTGCTGCAACCATTCCCGATGGTTCGACGGCGTTTGATGCCCTTTTATACACAGGCGATGGTCAATCAAGCAAAGCAGTTACCGGTTACGGTTTC